GCAAATGTTATCCTGTCGTATTTACCTCTATGAGGTGATACTAGATGAGGATAGAAACTAGGGAATAATATTATACTACCTTGTTCTACATTAGGAATAGTATTTTGTGTTACTGGTTGTTTTATTAAATCAGATAATCCTGTGAGTTGGTAATCACTATGCTCTGCATTACTAAATTTAAACTGACAATTATCATCCTCATTTATAGTATGAAAATATACCATACTGATGTTAGTATTAGGAGTGCAATGATTATGTAACTCTTGTGAATCTCCTGGTTTATACTTATTAACCCATGCCTCTTGCGGTAGGATTTCTATATCTTGAAGAGCACCAACTTCATCAATGAATTTATCAAACTCTGGTCTAACAATTTCTAACCATGAATCCCAAGGTGCTTTAGAATTATTTGCATGTTGATAAGAACATTTAATATTACAATTCCACTGAGGTGGTTGTGCAAAATTATCATCATTATCAATAAAGTCTTTGAATAATTCAGTGACTTTAGTTTGATTATCCTCCTCTAATTTACTGATATAGTACCACTTAGGAGAAAATACTTCAATCATCTGATAAACCTGTTTTTTTAATGATTTTAGTTAGTTGCTGCATGACCTGTTGGTATGCCTCTACAGATAGAATCTTGTCTTTTTTCGCCTTTACTTCTAACTCTTTAATATAACAGAGCAAGGCATCTTTCAACACTTGTTTCTCTTCATCTTGAAGATATAAACAAGCGGGTAAACTGATGGTGTGAGTGGAATTCATCTCCTTCTAATTGTTTTAAGGTATTCTAATACATGTTCTCTAACGTCCATTAACTCATTAAAACATTTCTGATTATGAGCACATGCACGTAGAGTATTGTCTGGTTTGTGTACACTTTCAATGTACAAATCTAATCCTCGGTTCCACCTTTGATTGTAATCTTCAGTGTCTTCGATTGTATTTTGATCCTTCATTAAGATTGAGTTGTATAATCTATATCTGGTGGGAATGATGATGAATCATCAAAAGATTGGTCGAGATAATCATCATCACCTTCAGATAACCGTTTAATAAATTGTTCGGTTGTTTCAACCCTCGTAGTTTTTCGTCTTCGTTTGATGACCTTTACTACCTGATTGTCTCTTTGATTGGTATTCGTCATAGGAGTCATAAGAGCGATTTGTACCTTTTGAACTTTGTCTTTTATCCCTTAGTGATTTACCTGGAGAATAATATCCTCGCTCGGCACCACCTCGTCTAAAAGTCTTACCCATTTTAAGTTTTTGCGAATTGAAACAACTTTCATTATATATGCAACTGTTTAATCAGTTGCCGTCCATCCTGTGATGGTGGACTTATTCGGTTTAACCAACTCGTTAAGAAGAATCCTATCCGCTTCATCTGGAATAGAATCTGTTTCTGTTTCTTCTGCTTCTGATTTTGTATATGATAACTCATTGAATACAAATCCACAACCATGAAGAAAGTCCTGTGTATTCTCTACACACTCCTGTAAATATGCGGTATCAAATGTTTTAGTAGTGATAACATTATCGTCATCTATACATTCAAATCGAAATTTAGGCATTGGTTTATAACCGTTTACTGAAGTAGTATAACATAAATGTCAAGGATTATGCAACCCATGTGACACTATGCAAACTGTAATTATATGTAGTTGATGTTAATAACCATCCTAAAAGGTGAATTTGTAGTGGTACTACCAGTGTGCTCCATTGAGTTAGGAAAGACCACGAATCTATTTTGGACGCTATCAACTTGTTCACCATTGGAGAACTTAGTGTATCCGTTACATGTATTCATGTATAAGATTGCTGTCTTAATAAAAGGACAGTCTAATCTGTTCTCTATATCATTATGTAGACCATGTTCTATAATAGTATCAGTCTTAGTTAAAACATTTGCTTTAATCTTAAGTATTGCTATAGGATCTATTGCTTCTAATATTGGAAACAATAAATTTATACTGTCATCCTCTGGTGAGAAATGGTCATAGAACATGTGTGCCATCTGAATATTAGTCAGATAATTATCTTCACTATCATTTAATATCTTTGTCATCCTCCAAGGAAATGCTGGTGCTTTCATTGCATCAAATATAGGAAGAAACTTCTTATCTTCTAAGAAGTTATCAAAGACATGAGGTTCATCAATACCATGTCTAAATTGGTCAGTAGGATAATTGAAACCAGTTAATTTCTTCATTTCTTTAATAATAAAATGTAGATGCCATTCCACCAGGAGTTTAAATCTTCTGGAATAGATGTTAATATCTTTCTTTCAAATAATACAGTAGGATTATGATGTCTAATTAAATCATCAACTGAATCTATTACACCAGGCATATTAGCATCATCAACTAATAATATAAACTCATCATCACAATACTGCCAAATATTATCTAAGTTTCTATATTGTTCAATAGGGTCATGGTCTGCATCATAGAATACAACATTACATTTCTCAGGTATTTCTATATCTACAATCTTACCTTCAATTAATTCAAAGTTATATCTCTTATCTGGGTACCATGGTGGTGTTAAAAATGCAACTTTAGGATTATTAAATGGTTTAAAATCTATATCATCACGCTCTGGTGATACATATCTCTTCTCAAAGTCATCAACTGCATAACCTTTAACATTGTTATTTTGTAATGCTGAATAGAATGTACCACCACCATATACACCTAACTCAAGATACTTTGTTCCTTCAATAGCACATATATTATTGAGAAAATGTTTAGTAGTTTCTGAAGTTAATGACTCTATACACACTCCAGTGTAATTACTTTCACCTAATTCTGCTTTATCTATTGCATCAACTATCTGTTTAACTTTAGGATTAATAGTATTATTCTTACCTGATTGATATACTTTATCACAGTAACTACACTTCCAACAGTTAAACTTACATGTCTTTATCTTCTCCCTCCATACATCAATAGGTCTCTCTTTAATATTAACGTCATCAATATATTCTTTAAACTCAGGGAATAATAGTTCCTTATCTAATACCCACCTATCAATAATATCCATTGATTCTTTAAGTCTTGATGTGCTCTCTCTACCATGTAGTTTAAATACATCCACACCTAACTCCAGGAATTCTTCCCAATCTGATTTCCAAGGTGGTAAGTTTGCTGCCTTAAGTGATGACAATCCACCCTCAAGTGCATCCCATTTACTACAACTAACTCTACTAATTGTATCGTTAAAGTATTGAGGGTCATCACCATTTCTAGTATTATTATAATGATAATGTTCAGGCATTATAGGACAATTACCCCAACAACCTTCGTTAACTAATATTGATAACTTAACTGGGTAACCTTGCTCTGCACAATATTCTTTTGCTTCCTTTATCTCTATCAATCTATCTCTATCTCTCATTAAATCTCTATCGAGATTAATATAATTAAACCCTGCTTGTGCTAATTGAACTATCTCATTGGGTCTAGTAACTTCTCTTAGAATAGTATTCTTAATGTATAACTCAGGATATTCTTTTTGTATCTGTCCAGTTAATACCCATGAGGTGTGAGGTAGAGTAACTATCTTTACACCAACATCATATAATTGCTTGAAGTTTGATATAAACATATCCAAACCTTTCTGGTCTGGTCTTACATATATGTTGTTAAATGTTGCTGATAAAGGAATCTTAGTTATATCAGATAACCACAATGCCATCTCAATTACCTGCATTTCCATGTCATCAGTAAAGAAGACATCACCCATTGCATCCTGAGTGAATGGTGGCATTCTACATGTAAAATATAAATCGTAAATCCAATCCTTATTTCTCATTAAGAAATTAAGATACTCACCTTTAATATCCTTTGGATCTAACTTAGGATTAATAGGTAATGAGAATATCTTTTGCCACATACGAGAATAGAATGACCTAAACTTTGTTTGTGCCATCTTCTAACATGTGGGTGACTGGTAAATCATCACCCAAATACTTTACTTCTGATTCTGCCCTGAGTCTTATCTGGTCAATACCTTTATTAATAGCACCAGCATATCTCATTGCTAAGTTTAATGATTTCTCTTGGTCTTCTTTAGGCATCATTAATAAACTATCAATCTGACCAGCAGACACTGTACCATATCCTATCATATCAGTAGCGGATTGTTTTGCCATCCTTGCTATCCAATACTTTCTTTCTTCATCATCATTGTCAGCAAAATACTTATCAGTATCTTCTGGTGTTGTACACTTCTCTTTAATTGAATCAAGATAGTATCTCAATTCAAGATTACATTGCTTTATCTTCTTCTCATATTGTTCAATATCTAATTGAATATCTTCTATTTCAACCTCTAACATCTGAGCATCAAATGGGTCAGTTGTTTCTTCTAATTGCTTTTGCTTTCTTGCTATCTCAATATAGCATTTCTTCATTGAGATATCAATCTTCTTATTACTATGCTTACGTGTTGCTAATTCAAGTAAAGTCTGTCTAACTGCACGATAGTCAGTTACATGTGAATCAGTAACAAAATGATTACATTGGTATCTAGTTTGAGGGAATGGATGTGTATTTGCTCTATCAATTAGATAGTTATCAAACTCATCAAAGTCCTGGGATAAAGTCGGGTTTAACTCGTCCTGCATTATATGTTCTTGTGAATCCATCATTTTCATACTTACCTTCAGATTGTGCTTGCTCTTTTGGCAACTGTCCACCTAGATAGTCCTCCCAGATGGTATTAATAGATTCCATTGTAGTGCAATTATCAATAGATGTCAATAGAGCAGTATTATATGTAGCATCAGAATTACCCTTCTGTGTAATAGCATACTTGACAAATTCTGTTGCTACCTTTTTCATTAAGATAACACCATAAGCACGATTAGGTTCTAGTATATCAACTTTTTCCTTTAGTTGCATACCATCACCAAGATTAACATAGTCACTAATCTGTGCCCCTACCTTACCCCAATGAGAAGACCCTATGATTGCCTCATCTGCTGTTACTACAGTATATCCAGCATCCTTTAGATGTGCGTCCCATATATCCTGAGTAACACCTAAGACTGAGTACTTAATAGTACTATGATTGAACTTAACATTGCCATCTGACCTGACTGCTATTGGCAAGTCATCAACGTCTGCTATAAAATACTTTGCGATTGATTCATCCATAATTAATACGCTGGTGGTGTGATTCCATAAGATAGATTATTAAATGTGTAGGCAGAAGCATTGGAAGCACTAGACATTCCATCATGTCCTTTTGGTTGCATACTTGACCCACCATCAGCATAACTATCTGTTAGATAATTCCATTTATAAGAGTTATTATTCTGAGAACCATTATAGTGTCCTAGACAATAACCTTTATAACTACCCATTTGAAAATTCTCTTCACCAGAGTTTTGCACATTGAATGCGTTCATATTTGCTCCAGTGAAATCATTAACTCTCCTAATATCTGTTGTGCAGTTACCTCCATTCTTGAAATACATGTAATTTAAGTAACTACTACATGCTTTACCCCATCCATTTGTACCTGGTGACCCCGACCAGGTTGACCAGGTCTCTGATGACCAAGTAAGATATTGTGCTGTGCCTCCTGTCTTACTCCATCCTCTTAATCTACCTTGTGCTCCTGCACTATAGTCTCCACCTTGTCCACTACCTGATACTGTGTTATTAGTATCATTCTGCATATTTGTACGGTCAGTAGTACTATTACCTCCACCAGTGATGTATATCTTTGCACCTGCATGATGATAGTCTGTCATACATGACATGTCATTTCGACTAACATTCATTGAGTTAGTTGTGCCCTGACCAGAAGCATTAGATAAATTCATTTTCCATACTCTGCTAGTATTACCAGAGTAACTATTCTCTACACCATACACATAGAATGCTCTATCACTATTAGCACCATCAGTATATGATCCAGCATAATTCATAATGTCACCCAAATTAGTTGAGGTGTCATTACTATGGACTGTACGATTTACATTTTGCCAAGGACTACTATTCTTATATCCTCCAGCAACATATCCATGCGTGATGATACGAGACCTTTCCCAAGGTGCTCTAGTCCGATTGTTATTCCAACCATCATAATTAGCACGACCTGGTGTCCAATCTGCTGCACCATTACCTGCTGAGGCATTAACTGTACCTGGCATAATCTATATCCTCTTAAGTATAGAAGTTTTGGTTAGCATATATTGAAAATGCACCACTACCTGTCTTCAATATTGTATATGTATAGATGTCAATAGCACCACTATGACCTCCAGTTGGTGCTCCAAATCCACCAATCCACTTAGGAGTTATAACACTACCATCTACCTTATGTTGACTTGGATAACGTCCATTGTTATTACATGGTACAAACATAACACACGTGACTGTCTCATTGTTAGATAGATATGAATTCAATGAAGTACTACCATCTCCTCTGAAATTTGGTTGCCATGTGCCACCAGAGTTAGCAGTATAATGATATATCATCATTGTTTTTAGATCCATATCAACACCACCATTTAAAGATGTGCCTGAGTTAGTGAATCCTTCTACACCACCACCTGCTGCTGACTGGTCTGCCCAGGATAGCGTTCCTGATCCATTTGTGGTCAAAACTTGCCCCGAACTCCCTTGTACCGTTGGATAGGTATTCGTTGCTGCCACAAGTGAAGTCGCAACTGATGCAGTTCCTACACTTAAAGTTGACATGAATTTACTTATTACTTGTTAAAGGTATTTATATAACCAAAGTTAGAAAACCATACGCTATTAACCAACCACACAATCCACCTACAACTTTATAGTATTTCCTAATAGGTGTGCCAAAATACTGTTGACCAATCATCAAACACTTGTGTGCTGGTGATAATAGATAACCTGAGTATTCAGTAGTTAGAAACCATACCATATACTGTGGTCCAAAGATTAATACTAATGCTGAAGTCATACCAGCATACTTACCACTGCTACCCATAATAAATGCTGCTACTGCTGCAACAATACTAACAGGTATAATCATAGTAGGGTCAGCACTCTTAAGATATTCCATCACTGGACCTTTAATCATACCAACAACACCACCCAATGCAAGCACAACCGTTGCTATGACTGCAAACTTACCATCCAAATACTTACCCCAATTCCAATCCTTACATAGAATACTATAATAACATGCCATAGCAGCAAACCAAGGGAAGAAGAATATTGCTCCACCTTTACCAACAGTTAATAATAACCATAACGTTGCTATAAATGGTGCCCAACCTCTTAATGCTCGTTGCCAATCAAACTCTCTAATATTACTCATGTCAGGTACAACACTTCTAGGATCTACCTTAGAAAATATATACCACCATGTATATAATAAACAGATGCACAATGGTATGAATGTATATGACAACATTTGTCCATAAGTTATACCCAATGCTGCCATAGGTAATATAATTGTCTTCTCTAATGGTGACCACCAATAATAATGGTGTGTTGATAGGTAATCAATAATACCAAACTGACTACGTTTCTTCTTATCAGGTGGTGCTATAGCATCTAATAATGGTGCTGATAGTGCTACTCTACCAGGTATAGGTAGGACTCCACCAAATATAGATGTAATGATAATCATCACTCGATTATCTTTTACATATCGTTTTGCTAATGAATAAACATCATCCAGCACATGATATTCTCGGATGAATCCTCCTAATATCATAATACCAAAGATATAACCCATATAGAGTTCTTTCTTTAATATTGCTTCTGCAATGTCAAACATAATTAAAATTCAATACTAAACGACAGTTAGAGTTGGTGCATGTAGAACCAGTGTGTCTAATATCATTGGGAAATGTAACCATAGTATTAGCAACTGACTGCACTTTAGTACCATCTTCAAACATAGTATAACCATCATTGTCATTCAAATACATGATAGAAGTCTTTAAGTCTGATAGATGCTCTGCATCCTCTACATCCCTATGTAGTCCATGCTCAACAATAGTATCTGTTGCCATGACTAGGTTTGCTTTGATTTTGATTATAGCACAAGGTTGTAGTTTCTGCAATATTGGATAGATTAACTCTACCGTCTGTTTATTAGGTGTGTGGTGCTCATAGAAATAATGCACCATTTGCATGTTACGGTGGATATTATCTGGTGTATCATAATGAATCTTACCCATCCACCAAGGGATAGTATCAACCATTTTTGCGACCATCAGGTCAAATTCATCTCTAGGAAGAAAGTCCTTTTCTATCTTTAATGGTAACGACATTAGAACCTTTAGGTACAAACAACTCAGGTTTGTGTATCACGACTATATACACACCATTCCACCAATCATTCTCATCTTCTATAGTTTCAGTTAATATAATCCTCTCAAATCGTACCTCTTTATCCTTACAAAATTCTTTAGTTGTATCAACAACACCATCAAAGTTAGCATCATCAACTACTAGAATATATGTGTGCTCTGCTGCCTTATGTAAATGCTCTAAGTTAGCAAGCATAGGTTTCTTCTTATTATCTGCATCATAGAATATAACTGAGGGTCTATACTTTAAGTTAAACTCTACATCCAATAGACTCTTATCACTAACACCAACAGAACAATACTTATTAAACCATTTCTTACCATTCTCAATGAATTGTTCAAATGGATCCTCAACTTCATACTTACTTCTTATATCTTCTCGTCTTGGTCTTATCTCACCTTCACCAAAATCATCAATAGCATACGCTTTGACTGCTTGATTACCCATCAATGCAGCAAATAATGTGCTACCCATATAACAACCAACGTCAGCATATACTGTGCCAGCATCACACAAATTATTAAGTAAATGCCTTACCTTAGTTGATGATAACCCAATGACATCATAACCTTCAGGGTTGAAGTTAGATTTGTTATCAACAGCAGCATCAATAGCACGTATTGCCTTATCTACAAATGGATCCATTTTTCTATTCTGCCTCCTTAAGTGTGATTCTACCACAGACTCGCAATAGTTGCAATCCCAACAATCAAACTTGCATGTCTTTATCTTATTTCTCCATATATTAATAGGAGAATCTTTTATATCAATATCCTCCATGTATTTAACATACTCTGGATATAATATACTATCGTTATTATCCCACCTCTCAATTATATCCATAGACTCCTTCATTCTCATGAAGTTCTCTCTACCATGTAGTTTGAACACGTCAATAACATCTAGCAACTCCTCCCAGTCCTCTCTCCAAGGTGGTAAGTTTGCTTGCTTTAGTTCAAATGCAGGATCATAAGCATCCCAACGTGAGCATGATATTCTACTGATTTCACTATTAAAATATTGAGGTTTAGTCCCTTCTCTTGTTGCATTATATTGATAATGCTCTGGCATGATAGGACATCCACCCCAACAGTGTTCATTGACTAGCAATGATAACCTGATAGGATTACCTTTCTCTGCACAATATTCTTTTGCTTGCTTAATACGAACCAATGCTTCCTGGTCTCTCATTATATCTCTATCAAGATTGATATAATTGAAACCCATTGATGCTAGAGATACAATCTCATTGGGTTTAGTTACCTCCCTGAGAATCGTATTCTTTATATAAATGTCTGGAAATGCTCTCTGTATTCTACCTGTAGCAACCCATGATGTATGAGGTAAGGTAACTATATTGATACCAATATCATACAATGGTTTAAAATTTTCAATCCATATATCTAAATTCCTTTCATCAGGTCGTACCCATATATTATTAAACGTAGCAGACAATGGTATGCCTGTCTGCTCTCTTACATAAAATGCGTTACCTGCAACCTTCTTAGCATCAC